CAAATATAGCATTTTGGCTTGCATCTATTGTAACTGCATCTGTTCCTGCTGTTGCAATCTTTATTATATCTGTTCCACCTCTATAAAAACCTAAATTTGTGTCTGAATTAAATGTTAAAGCAGGGGCTGAAACTGTCCCATCATCTAATTGTAATGTTCCACTCAAAACAAATTTATCATTTGTTTGATCTAATTCTGCAAATTTAATCCAAGCATCATTATCCTCATTTCTAATATATAAAATATTATTCGAAGAATCATACCACCACATTTGAGCATAAGTTGTTGAAGGTGCTGAAGAACCTGAATTTTTTGTGGCTATAGCTTGTAAGGCTGAATTTAAATCTGACCTAAAAGCAGGAAAACCTTGATTGGCAATTACTAAATCATTTTGCGACATTTATATTTGCTCCTTATGTTGACAGTTCTCCAAAACCTCTTACCACATAATCGAAAGTTCTGTCTATGGTAGAATTAGAACTGTTAAAAAATTCTATTGTAAATCCCGTTGCACTTTTATTTGTTATAACATAATAATCACCACTAGCCAAATTACTTGCTGAAATTCCTATGCCTTGAATTGCTTTAAATGCAGGTGAATATGTTATTACTTTTCCATTGGTATCTGTACCACTTGAAACATCTGTTTCTGAAAACACCCTATCAGGCATATCAACTTGAACTGATAATTGAGTAATTTTTGGTGAAGATTGAACATTTGTACTTGTTAAAATTGCTTTAAATTTAAATCCTCTACCAACATAATCCCCAACATTAAATCTTTGAAATGCTGTATATGTCGGTGATGCACTTGCAGGGTCATCAGTTGTTCTTGCAATTTGTAATTCAACATTTGTATCTCCATAAGTATCTACATCACCATCAAAAACTCCACTTCTTTCATCAAAATTTCCAGTTGCATCATCAAATAAATTTATATAATCCAATCTTTCCGATAAAACAGTTGCCGTTATTCTATTTGTAAAAACTCCCCCAACATCAATATGTGTATCAAATTCATAAGTTCCAGTTGTTTGTACTGCACCACCCCCACCATCAAAAGAACCTAAAGCATCATCAAAATTTCCTGATACATCTTCAAAATCGTTGGTTGTATCTAAAACTAATGCACTTCCAATATCTACAACATTTGTTTTTGTTCCTGCAAATCCAGTATGCTGGGTTGAGGTTGCAACTTGATTTAAGTTTTTAATGCTATCAATTAATGTAATATTACTTGTTGCATTTAAAGAAGCTAACCCTAATTTATCAACTGCCCTTACAAAATATGTTCCAGTTAATGCAGGAACAGTAGCCGTATTCGCAGGTCTTGAAACTTTATCAACTAAATTTATTGCATTACTGAAAATTGCCCCACTTGTTAAAGGGCTATGTCTAATTACATAATGGGATAAATCTAAATCACTTACTGGTTGCCATGTTAAATGTGCTTCTGTTCCAACAATATTTATTTGAAAATTTGTTACATCAGCAGGTGGTTCAGTTTTACCTACCACTTGATGTTGGGTTGTAACAAAATCCGAACGGCTAACAGATGTAACCGATCTTGCCCTTACATCATAAATTGCATTATCTTCAACATTTGGTAATTCAAATTTTGCCCCTTGCCCTTTTCCCAAATTCACATAATTTGATTCTGTTGTTTTTTTCGCTTGCACCTCAAATTCAATAACAAATTTATCTGTTGCTGAAACTTCTGCAATTAATACATTGATTGCTTCTTCATTTAAACTTCTTAATTCATCTGTAACTGTTAAAACTGGGGCTTGAACTGAAAAAGGGTTTGGTAAAGTTGTATCTGGTATTTCAGCAACTTCTCTTTGTGTTCCAAATGTATAATAGGAATCTTGATGCTCTGAACATTGAAGTTGAATTGTATGATCTGCATTTAATTGTAATGCTTGAACTCTAAAAGGCTTTGCTGAAAAACTTGGTGTTGCATGAGTTATATTAACTATATCTCCAACTGATAAATCTAATGCTGTTGCATCAGCAGTTAAAGCAACTTCTAAACTTGACCTTGACCTCCTTAAAATTATTTCTGCCATTTCTTGTGCTTGATAGGGGCTTGCAAACATTGGAAAATCAAATCTGCCCTCTAATAATAGTTCGCCATCATCAGTTTTTAAACTAGCATGACGATCTGTTGAAGTTATATTTGTTTCATCAACTGGTGGAAATTGTGCTGAATCGGATTGAAAATTTTTATCAGGATTCACAAAATTCACAATAACCCTATTAAATCTTGAATTTTTATTTCTGCTTGAAATTGTAATGCCATTTAAAATATTATCTTCTGTTAATGTTATTGATGCTGAGCCAGTTGTTTCCACCAATATTTTATATTGCCCTGCACTAAAATTTAAATATGCTCTTGCACCACTAATAAAACTTTTAACATTGTCTATTGCTTTTCTTGATGTATCTACAACAACATGGCTATTCATTAAATCAATTTGGCTTGCACCAGTAAAAGGAGTTACTTGGGTATCGCATACATCTGTTGCAGTTTGCCAATCTGCAAAATTCGTATCAAAATAACTATTTGTTATCCCCATACCAAATCTGTCATTTCTTAAATAATCTAATAATTGTAATATTGGATTTGCTGAATAAGCCCATGTTGTATTATCGTCTTTTCTATGGCTTCCACTTCCTCCAGTTACTGTTGAATCTAAATTAGGATTATATACTTTTCTACCTTGAACAACTGCTTGCACTGTTGGTAATGAACCAAATTTGTTTGGATTCCAAGTAAATTTTAAAGCTAAATAAGCTAAACCTGATAATTTATGTGAAGATGTCCATGAATCCAATTCTTGCAATAAACTTGATGCACTTTGGGTATCTGTTCCAAAATGGGGTTCAACTGTTATTAAACTTGCTGTATTTTCGGCATCAAAAAAATTTGCATCAGTGCTTGGAATTGTTCTTTGTGTGTTATCTGCTATTGAACCACTTAAAG